TTCTGCTCAAAATTCTGGGCGAGCGCAGCGTGGACGGCCCTTCCCAGCGCCAGATTTCCGGTCAGCGGGTCCAGATATCGAAGCCCGTACTTGAACCACCAGCGCACCTGGCAAAACTACTTTTGATTTTGTCGGGACATAAAAAAGGAGTGAGGAGCCACCAAAATCTAGAAGATCGCGAGGGCTCTCTGGCTCAACTTCCGGGAATTCGTTTGCGGACGCTTACCTCGCCACGGATTCATCGCACATGACGCGCGCATGGCGCGGGAAGCCACCCTGGCGGCCTTTTCAGTGCTCGGGGTGGGGACATCGGCTCAGAGTGCCGGCGCGATGACTGCGGCTCCGTAACCGATCCGAATCAATTTGCAAGATCCACTCGTAAAACGCACTTGATTACCTTTGAAAAAGCGTTGAAAAACGCTTGATTTCCAGCTCGGTTGCGTTCTAAATTGGTCATTCCAGGCGGTGATCGTGGACTAACCGATTCAGTGTTTTGATGCCACCGGCTGCCAAATTCAAATTGGGCGAGACCCATGGGCCCATTGCCGCGACCTGATTTCTGGGGCCGATGATCTTGTGAAACATCGATCGCTGTTCGTACCAATCGATGCGACTGACAATGCCGCGCAGGTTTCTCTCGTTGAGGTTCCTGATCACCGGGAGAAACAGGATCTGTTCCCTTCGTCTTATCTGTGCTCGCGCAATCGTTCCCGCCGCGATCGTTGTGCAAGGCGGATAGGGACACCACGCTTCCGACACTCCGGGCAGAAGTTCCGCTGGCCGGCTTTCGGAGCTCGTTCCGATGGCGTGTACGGCTGGTTGCAGTAGCAGCACACTGCGAACGCATCGTGCTTCGACGCCCTCAGACAAAGCTGCAACGCCAAATACGATAAAAGGTTAGGAGCGGAGAACACGAGATTCGGCCGCGCGGAGCTTCCATCTCCTTCCCATACCAGCCACGGCCTGACTCTTCCAAGTTCCAGCAAAACGTTCAACAATCCCGCCCACATCTTGCGGTCTCGATCAGCGCCTTTTCCCACGTAATGAGTCATGGCTAACCATGCTTCCTCGCCGCTCAAAGAAGTAGGACTCAGCAGATCGCGATGTTTCTCTATCGGGAGGACCAAGGACGCTGGACACGCTCCAATTTGATTCCAATCGGTCGGATCGGACTTGCGCTCCGCGTGGAAACAGGATGCGATACGCAGCAGTGATCGCATGGTGAGAGCGAAGTATCTCCACATTTCGCAGCTTTCGACGATGACCAGTTTGCCTGGCAGTGTTTTCCACTTCTCGATTTCGCCAAAGACTAAGAGGGCGCCAAAACTGGTGGCGAACTTTTGGATCTGCTGGTCGGAAGCGGTTGCCAGTAGGAGAAATCGTTCGAAAATGTCTGGATTGGGCCGCACCCGATTGGCGTGCGAGGGCGAGTCGCCCCAGGGTTGCTCCAGAACGAATTCCATCTCCGCCCGGTAAGTCGGACCGTTAGTGCTTTCATTGGTTCCGGCGTCCTGAGTGTTCGCAAACCTGAGGTAATCGGCAGCCGTTTTTGAAAGTGGTTTGCCCACCCTACGCAAAGTGACGCGTCTGACGTTCAGCTCGACCCGATCGGGTTTGAGCCAACTCTGCACGGGGGTGCGGCCCAGCATTTTCTTGGCCTGATCGCGCAGGAGGTCGTCTAAGAGGGAACGATTCTTCAGCTTTGACATGAAAATATCTCCAAAAGTTCAAGTACTCATAGATAGGTCATATATAACATGTTGTGGCGCCGTTGTCTAGGCTGTTAGGATTCGATCAGTAGATTGGATTTGGAGGAATTTATGCGCGGCGGAAAACGAGATGGTGCGGGCCGCAAGTCCGCACGGATTGATTTGGCGGAACTGGAAAAACTCTGCGCGCTGCAGTGCACCGACGAAGACCTGGCCGCGTACTTCGGTGTGACAGCGCGGACGATTGAGCGGCGGCGCCAGAGGCCTGCCTTCGCTGCGGCGATGGAGAGCGGTCGAGCCAAGGGCCGGCTTTCGGTGCGCCGCTCGCTGTTTACGCAGGCGAACAACGGCAATACCGCCGCCTCGATCTTCCTGGCGAAGAACCTGTTGGGCTACCGGGATGTCCGTAGCAACCAACACAGTGGGCCCGACGGAGGTCCCATTGAAATCCAGAACGGACTCGATCTTACGCGGCTTTCGCCCGAGGACTTCGAGCAATTGCAGGCCCTGGTCGACAAAGCGGAACGTAGCGAAGGAGAAAAACAATGAACATACCAACCTTAGACCTGGCTCGGATGAAGCAACTGCTCGACCGGAAATCGATCGACTCGGAGCGGGATCGCCGACAGTCCCCGTTTTTGACGATGTTTTCGGACACTGGGCCGGGGCGGCGCGAGCTTTACCCGAAGCAAATTGAGTTCTTCGCAGCGGGCTTGCAATTCAAAGAGCGGCTGTTCATGGCTGCCAATCGAGTCGGCAAGACCGTCGCTGGCGCGTTTGAAGTGACGTGCCATTTGACGGGCCGGTATCCGATTTGGTGGGAGGGCCGGCGCTTTGATCGCGCGACCGATGGATGGGCCTGCGGCACCACTAGTCAGACGACGCGCGACGTAGTGCAAAGTGTGCTGCTGGGGAAGTCGACCGGCCAGGGATTGATTCCCGTCGAATTGATCGTCAATACAGTGGCCGGACGCAGCGTTGCCGGTTCGGTGGAGACGCTCTGGGTGCGGCATATTTCCGGAAAAGATTCCAAGCTCAGCTTTAAAAGCTACGAACAGGGGCGGCGCTCGTTTGAGGGCGAGGCCAAGGACTTCATCTGGTGCGATGAAGAGCCCCCCTTGGATGTGTACGGCGAGATGCTGGTTCGGTTGATGACCACCAAGGGTATCGCCTTTACTACGTTCACGCCTCTGCTGGGTATGAGCGAAGTGGTTTGCAGCTTTCTGGAGTCGGACGGGGAGCAATTACGGGCCTCGCGCTATGTGATTCAGGCCGGCTGGAAGGATGTTCCCCACCTGGACGAAGAGGAACAACGAATACTGATTGCCACTACGCCGCCCTACCAGATCCAGGCTCGCAGCGAAGGAGAACCGGCGCTCGGCTCAGGCGCCATCTACCCCATCTGTGAATCGGACATCGTAGTGCCGGATCGCCCGATCCCGGAAGAGTGGCCACGCGCCTACGGAATGGATGTGGGCTGGAATCGCACTGCGGTGGTGTGGGGCGCGAGCGATCCGGGCAGCGGAGTGATCTATCTGTACAGCGAACACTATCAGGGTCAAGGCGAGCCCGCTTCGCACGCGCTTGCGATTCGTGGCCGCGGCGATTGGATTCCGGGCGTGATCGACCCGTCCTGCCTGGGGAGTTCCCAGATTGACGGGCGAACGCTGATGGAGATTTACGGGAAGCTGGGGCTGAATCTTCAAACGGCGGAGAACGCGGTGGAAGCAGGCATCACGGAGGTGTGGCAGCTGCTGGTTTCGGGCCGGCTGAAAGTGATGGAGAGCCTGGCGAATTGGTTGCGGGAGTTTCGCAAGTATCATCGCGACGATAAGGGTGCGGGCAAAATCGTGAAGCGCTACGACCACCTGATGGACGCCACGCGATACCTGATGGTCAGCGGGCGCCCCTACATGTGTACGAAACCCCGACCCCAGCCGGTGGTGCGTTATCCGCGCGGGGGTGTCTGGTCGTAAAGCGGCGCGGACGAGAGTTCGCGCCATCGAAAGGATTCTATGAAAAACAAGAAGCTTGAGAAACGGGGCACGGCGCTGCCGAGCGAAGTGTCCATGGAAATACAGACTTGGTCCATCGACAAGTTGGTTTTTTATGCGCGCAACCCGCGCAAGAACGATGCGGCCGTGGATCGCATGTGCGGCAGTATTCGTGAATTTGGTTTTAAGATTCCGTGTCTGGTGCGAAGTGACGGCGAGGTGATCGACGGCCATCTGCGCCTCAAAGCCGCGCGCAAGCTGGGCATTACTGAGATCCCGGTCATCCTGTGCGATGAGTGGACCCCGGCGCAAGTCAAGGCCTTCCGGCTGATGGTCAACCGGTCGGCGACGTGGGCGGATTGGGACGACGATCTCCTGAAACTGGAGTTAATGGATCTCCAGACGTTGGGCTGCGATCTCACCCTGACCGGGTTTGATACGAAGGAGATCGATGATCTCATTTTGAACGACGTCCCGGAAGAGGATGCGGTGCCGCCGGTGCCAGCTACCCCGGTTAGCCGCTCCGGTGATCTGTGGCTTTGCGGTGCCCACCGGGTGCTGTGCGGGGACGCGACCGATCCGGAGGCGGCATCGCGGCTGCTGGGCAATCAAAAAC